TTACTTGGCCTTCTTATCCTTATCATTGGTAAAGAATAGAGGGCACGTTTCGCATATCGCACCACATATTTCCTTCCAGTCATACAAGCAGCCCAAGCGCAGTTTAGTGTCGCTTGGTTCTGCAATGAGATAAATCATGTCTGCGCTCTGGCGGGGTTTTCTTACTCACCGATATTTGTATACTGCCGATGCGCTGAGACAACCTGCATGCCCGTCAAGGCGCAACCCCGGTTCAGCAGCTTGCCCATGCCTGTCCGGGGTTTTCTTTTCCACTTGATGCCGTTATATCCCCCTTGTGCACCGATTTAGCCGTCCCCCCGCGCTAACCCTATCGCTGCACATGGCCCCGGTGTATTGCGACACGACGCCGGGGCTTTTCTGTTTCGAATATCTTCCGTATATTCAGGACGCGCAATCGCACTGCTCAGGCCGTGTGCGAAGTTTGCGCGGCCCCGGCGGTTCTGGGGAGATACGCCGGGGTTCCAATTTCTTGCCGCCGTGTTATTTTTTGAGAGTGCGTCGGGGTGGGCACCCCCCGATACACACGCCCCGGCTCCACCCGTCGCGAACCTGATGGGGGCCGGGGTTCCTTTTTGGAAAAACCATGCTAGCGTGCGGTTCGCGCATCTGGGCCAACATCATCTCCTGTTGCGGGTGCGCCGCTCCGGTTTTACGCGATGACACCCCTCAAGTAAGGCCGGAGCGCTTTTAAATCTGCGTATACCTGTGCGAATCGCTGTCAGACCGGATCGACCTTTTCATCTGTCAGGCTTCGATTAAGTCAGGGCAGGCGGCAAGGCTGCGCCAGCCGTCCACATAATGTCAATGTCGTCTGGCGTCTTGCCGACCTCCGGTTCAGAACCTAACTCGTCAAAGAGCGGGTCGAGGCGGTCAAATATCGTGACGCTTGCAAGCTTGTTTTTGGCGATGGTCCGTTTGGGATCGGGCCACTTTGCAATTGCCGCGTCGATCTTGTCACGTAGACCCGTTTCAAGATCGATAATCGTGTCAACGCGCCATTTTTCAAGCTTGGGCATCATCGCCCGTTTTTCTTCTGACGTCGGTTCGGGCGGGGCGACATATTCGAAGATTACGCCATATTTACCGGCATGGGCGTCATCCCAAAGCTGCCGTCCGTATTCTACATCGTAGTTTTCATGAATGCAGATCGGCACGGAACCAAATTCCACAGTCATAACCGTGCCGCCAAGGATTGTGCGTTCCGCGTCAAGCCACTTGAGAGCGACAACATCGGTGATGTTCATGTTAACCAATCCGTTTCCAAAGGGTTGTCGATGGACGATTGTTGTTGGCTTGTGATCCGGCCATGGTCGCGCCGCAGTTCTGCCACGTCCCGAAAGTGATAGTGTTTGCACCCGACGCCGCACCGCCGTCTGCCGAAGCCCAATAAAGACGGGTACCGGCCACGGTGCCGCCTGTAAGTATGTTATCCCGGCACTGCGCGAATACGTATCCGCCTACCGGAACATGCTCGGCCAGAAGATAATCACGGGTGCGGTTTCGCCCCTCCTGCACCGCCCATGCTGATGCTCTGCTTTCGATCTGCGCATTGATTTGTGCGAGCGTTTGACCGCCAACGGTATTCGCATTGCTGGCACTGTTCGCGTAGCTCACACTGAAATTGGCTGGGTTGTAGACAAACATTTCGACGGCTTCAGTTCCGTCACCGGACTTCCAGCCCCAGACCCAAGTCGGAGAGCCTGCTTTCCCACTCCAGTTGAAATTTATTGCAGCACCGCCGACGCGTCGAGGATACGCGCGTCCATCTGTCGTTATCTTCGCGTTCAGCTGTGCTGCGAGGTCCGTTATTTGTGCGATGGTGTGGGTGTGGGATACCTTTGCATACAACCCATCGAAATATGCCTTGAGTGTCGTCTTGATATTCGCCCATGTCGTTTTGAACATGGTCGATCCGCCAGCGAGAACGCCGCCGAAGAAATCCCCGTCGGCTGGCGTTGCCTTGCTGTTGGCCCCGGCCATGGCTGCGCCAACGGTAGCGGTCGTGGTCAGGGCGGGCAGATAGATACCGGCGATCTTGCCATCGGTGCCCAGCGGCGCAACACCACCGGCAGTGCCCTTATCGACAACACCCACGGCCTCAATGTTGTCACGTGCCCGTTTTTTCTGCGCCAGCGTGAATTCCTGCGCTTCATCGACACGGACGCGCAGTCCAAGAGCTGTTGCGATCGTTTGAGATAGACTTGCCAGCGCCTGAGTGAAGGCCTGACCAAGGCTGTTACCTGATTCCGAAATTGCGCTTCCGACCTGTTCGGATGTCATGGCATCCGTGATGCCGTAACCTTCAAGCGTCGTCGGCAGTTCCTCAATCTCGCGGAACGTGTGCCTGTGGGCGTTATAGGCGTCCAGGAACGTCTTGAACGTGACATCGATGTCGCTGATCGTATCACCGATCTGCGTGATCTCGACAATCTGATTGCCTTGTGACAGTGGCAGCGCCCAATTGAAGTTCGGCGAATATTTGCGTTGTTCTGCCATGTCATACCACCTTTGAAATCCACATGCGCAAGTTCGATATTTCCGGGCGCGCGGCTGGCGTGCCGTTCAGGACAATGCGGGTGCGGGCATCCAGATTTGCTTCGGGATAGTCGGGCCGCTCATAGGTCTGCTCTGCCACGCCATCGCCAAGCGGAGTCGCGTCGATGGGCGCGACCTGGACGAAGTTGCCCTGCACGCCGATCGATATTTGCGCTGAAGAACCGCTCGGAAGCTTCGCCTCTATCGTCGTGACAACCTTGCTTGCGTCCTTGAACTCGACGGAGCGTGTTTCATAATTGGCGGTTGGCTGCAATTCGCCCTCGCGCACCTGGACGCCCGGAAACACGAACGGCGTCACGCGGTCTGACCCGCGCAAATGGGCGAACACCTGAATATCCTCGTTGACGATATATTCGGTCAGCATGTGCGCTTGCGTCGGCGACGATACGATTTCGCTGCCGTCCGGTCGCTTCAGGATAATCGCGACATCGGTGCCGGTTTCGGGGTATTCCACCCCGGCTGACACCAGAATATCCGACATCTTCGCCGCCTTGAACGTGCCGACATAGGCGCGCTTTTCGGTTTCGGTAAAGCGGGCACCGCGCAGCTTGCAGACCAGATAGGTGCCGTCGAGCGTGGTGACGGTCGCGCCGTTGGACGATATCTGAAGCGAGCCGACCGTGAACGGCTGCTGGCTGATAAGCTGTCCGGTCTTGTCCACGTCGCCAAGCCTGCCGACTGCAACGGTGCGGGTCGGATCATCGGTCATCAGAACGATGGCAAGATTGCGGGCTTTCTCGGCGTAAGCCGGATAACGGAAGTTGGCGTCAAAGAACTCGCCTTCCTTAAGCGCCGAGCCGGGAACGTAGGCTTCCGCCAGCACCGTCTTCGGATCGGCCATGCCATATTCCATGGGCCTGATCTGGACCAGAACCGGCTTTGCAGGATCACCGACGCGTGCGCATTTCACAGAGACGCCCGTAAGGCAACGCGATTCAGTCAGCACGAAGGGCTGAGAAAGAGGGTTAGTCATGGTGCCCACTCCGGGGTTCGCGTGGCCGGATCACGGTGGAATTATTCTTATTGCCGACCTGCTGGGTAACATTGGTCACGTTGGTGACATTGTTGATGACGGTGTTGGTGACGACCGGCTGCGGCATGGTTGCGGTTGTTGTCTGCACGGAAGTCGCGAGCCGGTATTCTTCCGTGGTGATCTCGCCGCGCGCCGCGTAAGTGCATGACGCCTCGGTGAATGCACCCTGGAACACAACAATCTTGGTGCCGGTGGGAACCCTGGCGGGAATGTCGAGCGTTCCGGTGATGACGCCATCGTTGCCGGCAGGGCCGGAGACCGTGGCCGGCGCGATCTCGATTTCATCAAAGAAGATCCTGTCGAGTGTTTCGTTGGGCCGGAAACCTTCAATCCGGAACGCAAGTGGACGCTGCCGGATGAACTCTGCCGTCTTCACATCGGTCCGGACTTTTTCAACATTGGCCGTGATGTCGATCCCGGTGATGTAATCGGGCAGATATTCGCCCATCGAGGAATCGAAACTCTGCGTTTCGCTCGATGACCAGACGGTGTTCTTGTCGGTCCACGTGTCCGTTGCCGGATTAAGCGTTGCGCGGCCCGGCACGGCGGTAAAGACGGCGTTCGGGTTGATCTCGATCTCGCCGCTTTCGCGCAACTGGCTCAGAACAATTTCCTCGGTGAATGGCAGCATCAAAGGCTCTGTCATCGCCGGGAACTCGTGCGCCGTGGTCCTGATCGGCAGGCGCAGCTTGCCGCCATAGCTCGCAGCGGTCTGCGCCACGCCCTGGTCGCGCATGGCATCATTGACAAAGGAATCGACAAACATGCCGCGCCGGGCCGAAACGTCGCGCGCGTTGACATCAAAGCGCAAGCGCAGCTGCGCCACCAGATCGGCCAGATTGACCACCGTTTCCTTCAGGTTGCGCATTTCCGAATAGTCCATATTCGGAACGGCCGTCTGCTCGATGCTCGGCAGCAAGCCCCAATTATTGGTGACGCGGGCAAGCTCCAGATGCGTCGAAGGAACGGACGGCGCGCGTGGTCGGGTGGCGGACGATGTTCCCTTGATATGAGCGAGATAGCCGCCTGGAATGAGCGCGATCACATCGATGCGTGGCAGCTTGTAGTCATAATCAAGAAATACATCAGTATCCCTGGCCGCGCCGCTGATCTTCAAGGAACCGCGTCCGATCGCTTCCGGTGCAAGCGTGATGTTCTCGTAATATTGGTAGTGGATTTCATATGAGGCTCCGGGCGCGGGTTCCGGACCGGACGGCGACCAGTCGAGCGAGCCGCCCGAATTGATCCATGACGTGGTGGCCGGATATTCGCGCGTCGTATCCCACACCTTGAAAATCTGTTTGATGGACGAATGCGGCAGCTGATCGGTAACGCCGGTATAAGAACCGTGCACGATCGTCTGCGTTGTCTCCTTCACGATGGTGACGCGCCGAACCTTGGCGACAGGCGACTTGGTGAGCTGGATCGTCTGCTCGCCGCCTGTCGCGGCGGTGAAACGGTGCGTTTCATTGTCGACGGGCGCAAGGTCCGGTTCTTCAGGAATGACAAACCGCAATGCCTGGGAACGCGCCGTGCGCCAGCCGTTGAGCCATGCCACACCTTCGGAAACCGAAAACACCTGATTGCCCTGGGCGTCAATCTCGACAGCCGTCACGTGATAGCCGGAATTGACAAAGCTGCCGTTGCTTTCGTCCGACTGGCGAGCGAGCGCCTTGTAGATTTCCGAGAATTCGGTGTTGGTGTCCGACATCAATATCGTGCCGTCAAGAACGGTATAGACATTGACGAGCGGGATTTCATTGTCGAGACGCGAATGCGACCACGCGACGGTAATTTCAATCCGGCTCGCGCCCGGCTGCATGAAAGCCTGCGTGTCGGGAATGCTGCCCTTGAGCGACGGATCGGCCACATCGGCCACTGTCTTTTCGGTGACGATTACGCCGATATAGGCCGTTCCCGCTTTGGCAAGCACGAACTCGGCGGCAGGAACATCATGGAAATAGCCGCCGACATAGACGGTGCAATCGCCGAGCTTGACGCGGATATGGTCCTCGTCAACTTCCTCGACCACCGGGGCCGGGCCAGCCGTAACGCGTCCGTCCTGGAACAGCGCGTCAAAGCCGCGCCGCATCTTGTCGTCGGCCATGGACTGAAGTTCGTTCAGGTCCGTCGATTGGAGATAGAGCTTTTTCTTGAAGGCAAGGGCGAACCGCTTTGCACTTCGGCTGTAGCGGTCAAGAAAGCCGTGGCGGATGAAAATACTCATGAGTGCTCAGACCTCAAGAACAGGCGTCATCGACTGGCTTAGCGAACCGTCGCGAACAATCGGGGGAAAGCGTGTGAGCTGGATCAGCGTGCCAAGCGACGTCACGTCCGCAAGCGGCACGTACATTTGACCGGCTGGAGCGCTGGCCGCGAACTGCGTGCCGACATAAACGCCGCTTTCGCGCAAGGAGACGCCGGTCGCCTCTTCCAGCTCCAGCAGGTATTCGAGCATGAAAGCCGGACCCGGAACGTTGGTTTTCGACCACTTGGAGCCGTCCAGCATGACGATCGTTCCGGCTTCATCCGGCACAACGAAGGATTTCGCGCGGATGCGGGTAAAGCCGACGCAGTTTTTGAGTGCGGTTTCCTGCGATAGCGCCGCAATTTCGAGCGATTCTTCCTCTGGCGTGGCAGGCGGCGGAATATCATCCCAGGCGGGATCGCCACTTCCAACAGCCAGAAAAAGCGGCTGTTGCATCAGCAACTGTGCGACAATGGTGCGGGAACCTACGGTAAAAACTGGAGTAGCCATCTATGAAAGCCCTAAATGCGCCCGGAAAACTGGCTTCCCGAACGGTGCGGAGACGAAAGGCGCGTTCCGGAACGGCTGGATAGCCGGTTCGCTATAGCGCGTGAGGCGAGTTGATAGTGCTGCGAACATGCCCTGCCGCTGCCGCAACGGCAGATCGTAGCGGACACGATAGGGCTGGGTCAGGTGTGTAGCGTACCGCACCGTGACGACATTCTGCGGCCAGAAGCGAACACGGTCACGGTGATGGAAACGCAACGACAACACGGGTTCGTCCGGTGTCCGGCGAATGCCCGACCAATCATCGAGATAAGCGCCGCCGTCGAGCTGGTGCGTGTCGAGCCGGAAAGCCCGAACATCCCATCCAGCCGTCACTCGAATGAAATCCGATCGCAGCGGCTTTGACGCCTTGGCGAGCCGCGTCATCGGCTTTACAAAGTCTGTGTTGCGGACCTCAAACGGCAGGTGGATTTGAAACTGCCACCACTTTGCATCATCGAACGCGGCTTCCTCGATATCGCCGTCATGACGTATCCACCGCAATGCCTTGTGCACGGCAGCAGGCGTGCCGATCAGACGTTGCCAAGCCACTCCCTCAAGCAGCGCGGCGCGCCGATCGGGTAGATAATCGGCAATTTCATTCAGCCCGTATTCCGCTATCAGATAGGGAACAATCTGATCCGGCGGGTTGAACTTGAAGCCGCGAAGCGATTCCACACCCGGCATCAATGACGGGAGCTTGTCGAGGGATTCCGATAGAACACGCTCCAAGGGCGTGGGTGCTGCATCGTCGCCGAGGAGATGCTGTCTTTCCATCACGCCGGCCATTAATAGTCCCGCCCCATATAGTTGAGTTTGATTGCGCCGGGAGTGAGCGCCACGCCTGCCGATGCGATAACCGGCGCGGATGGGCTGCGAACATCCACCCGCTTCACGCCGGCGACATGCAGGCGCGCCTCAATCCATGAGGGTTCCAGATCAAACCCTATTCCGGCTTCCGCCTGCCACGCTTGCCGTAGGATTTCGGGCAGCACGTCCATCAAACCGAAAGCAGCATCCGGCAGAAGCCAAATGTCGGCATCGATATCCGTGCCCGTAGCGACGGCAGGCTCGACAATCAGCGTATCATTAAGAAGCCGTACCCTGTCGCTCATGACCTCGGCAGTAACCGCATCCAGCATCGCTTGATCGGGAATACCACCGCTCGCGCTGGACAGCACAGCAATATGAATTATCGGCCAGAAAGCTTCCCGATAAACTTTGACGCTGCGAATGCGAACATCTGCTCGCTTGGCCGCAGCCGCATACCACCATTCCGAACCGCCGGGAGAGCGCGCCTTGATCGCAAGCACTGTGCGATCGCGCAGCGCATTGTCGGTCTCGCCGTCCAGCCGCTCGACATCATAAAAATGTGCGAGATGATCGAGGTCGCCGCCAAGCGCGAAAGCCAGAAGGTTCGCCATGGCGGCGTCGTTTATTGCTGTGCGCAAGGTGACCTCGCGCATGCTGTCGGCGAGGTGGACCACTTTCAGGATATCGGTTTCAAGATGGCCGACATCGTAGTCAATTCCTGCGTCTGCCAAACGCAGACGCAGGTCCGCCATGCGTTCAGCAAGGATGGCTTCAAAATAGAAAGTCTTGATCACCTCTGGCGGTGGCAAGGTGGAAAAATCGAAAGTGCTCATAACGGTTTCACCACGACAGTGCCGGAGGAAATGCCAAGCCCGAAGGTGAGGACGCGCTCGACGGTCATATCGCCCAGGTGACCACGGGGACGGTAGTCCACCAAAATCTGGAAACCTGCATGCCCCAAACGAATCTGGTCAACGGTGCCGGTTACGATGATGCGACGGACCAGAAAGCGCGGCTCCCAAAGGTCGATCGCCGTGGCAATAAGCGATTGGAAGGCAGCAAACAGGTGCGGGGTCATTTTGCGGCCCAGCAATTCGACAATGCCGGCCCCGAACTCGCGGCGCCCGACAAGCGAACCGATGCGGCGCATCAGGATCACTTCCACAGACTGGTAAGCCGATTCCAGATTGGAGATTGGCAGGCCAGTGAAGCGGCTAATTCCCACCATCGTTTTCGGCCTCGCCGCGTTCTGTCGACCTGGGCTTGGGGGCAACCGGCTCGATCCGCCCATGGTCGAGATCAAACCGGGCTTCCGACGCCGTAAGGGACACCTTGCCGGAATTTGGCACACGTGCGCCATTCACCCAGCCCACGCCGGGCCGGACGCGATAGGTATTCTTGCTCATGATGGGTTCTTTCAGTTCGCAGGTTCGTCGGTTGTCGCGCCGCCACGATCGACGCCGCCATGAATGTGCGTGTCGCCGATATTGGCTTCATTGTGCTTGACGTGGCCGTCCTTGAAGTCGACGTTGCCTTTGACGACAAGATTGCCGTCGATTGTTACAGTCCCGTTCTTGACGGTCACCGTGACACCAAATGCCTTCAAGACATTGGCGAGCAGATCGGCACTCGGCGGCTGGTTGACGTCGGAAAAGCCGCCGCGCAGCAAAATGCCCTGCCGTGCATCGCCGGTCGGATTGATCATCCCGACAATTTGGCCCTTCGATAGCGGCGCCCATGTACTGGTTGCGCCGCCCGATTCTGGGTGCGGGTACCATGGCGACAGAAACGGCTCGCCGTTTTCGTCCTCGCCAAGTCTGATCCGGTAGCCCTTCTTCGCATCGACCTGTTCGATGGGGCCGACTTTCAGGGATTTGCCGAAGGCAGTCTTCAGCATCTCTATGTCGATCTTCATGGCGAGCAGGTCGCGATACATCATGGCACCTCTGCTGTTGGTGACAGGCCAACAATTTCGATTGTGCTGCCGGTCCATGCCGGTGTTGCCCGATCCGCGTCCGACGCATGCGGACCAAGCCCCAGCGCAAGCAGTTCCTGCGCGGTCATCCCGTGCACCTGCTGCAGTCGTTCCCACGGCTCGCGGTTTCCGGTGATGATAGCCTCCATGAAGGTGGCCTTCTTTTGCAAGCTTTCATCCTCGCTTGCCAGCGCAAGGGCGATAAAGCGCGCGAATGGTGCTTCGGGATCGAGCGGACATCTGGGTTCCGGGTCATCGATAAGGTCGACGATGATTTTCGTTTGATGGGCTGCAAGGCGAATACCATCGGCAATATTGCCGACGCGGGTTCGCTCTGTCGAAACGGTGCGGTAGATGAAACTAAGGAATAGCTGCCCCCAGGCATTGTCCGGATCGGTCAGCGCCTGCACGATTTCCCGTGAAATCAGATCGAGCGTGAATTCAAAATTCCCGTCCGTGCCGGGAATGCCAATTTCAGGAAGTCTGTTCTCACCAGTTTCTGGATCGGTAACGCCCATACTGGCCGTTACCCCTGTTTCGAACATGATTTCCGTTCGCCCGTTCAACAGCAAAGAGCGCAATTCATTATCGCCCACCTGCGTTTTACCGGCATCGGTATAGATCGCGATGAAATACTGATCGGATTCTATGGTAACAGTGCCGCCACTATCGCTGTCGATAATGCCGATTTCGCTGTCCAACACATTCTTCAAGGCGCGGGTGCGGCCCTTGAGCGCCTCGACCGCAGTAGTGCGCAGTGCGATGCGGGCAAGACTCATGATCAGGCATCCTTTGGTTTCAACGACGCGGATTCGCCCAAAATCGCATAAAGGCGCCGGTGTGAGCGGGCATCCACGAATTGCACCTCGAACATCGGCTGGCCTTTGCGAGTAAGTGCGCAGACGCGGAAGCCTTTGGCGAGTTCAAGTTCCGGATACGCGGCGCGGTCAACCGCCAGTGTCGCCTTGCCGGCGGCAAGCTTGATATTCCAATCGGCGTTGTTGCCGCCATCGGGTTGGAACGCATCGCGGCCGGCCGTTCGCAGGACGGCATTAATGTCGGCTGGTTTGCGCCCCAAAATCGTCTGCCCCTTTTCGAGGAAGAAGATGCGCAGCGGTTCGGCGAACTCCGCATCCACTTCTTCGTATAGCGCGTCCCGGTGTTCTTCGAAGGGCGACGGGCTCATTTCGATTTGCCGCTGTCGCCGTCCATTTTCAGGGATTCTTGCGTCTGGGCGGGGGGCTTCGTGGCTTCGGCCAGTTGCTCGGTCAGCATGGCGACGTTATTGCGTTCCGCGTCCAGTTCCTTGCCGAGCCTGTCGCGTTCATCCGCAAGGGCCTTGTTTGCATCCGACAAATCGGCCTGCAGGGAGCCGATCTCGCCGGAAAGCTTGACCTTGTCCGATTCCAGTGCGGAAATCTTCTTGTCGGCCTCATCCCGATCGGCAATCAGCTTTTCGTTCTCGGAGGTGAGCCGGGCGATTTTCTCATTGAGCGCTTTCAACGTTTCCGCATCCGCCCGCGCGGTTTCGGCATCCCTTGCTGCCGATGCGGCGTCCGCCTTCTTCCGATTCTCTGCCTCGACAAAATCATAGGCGATGCGGTCGGAAATCAGATGCTCGCCGTAAAATTTCGGCACTTCGATAGGCTCGTGAGGGAGAACGGAAACGTTTGCAGGCTTTTCCAGAACCCCGGCAGGGATAATGCCGCCGTGCGGAAATGCGACGACGATAGTGGATTTCTTCGACATGGGAGAACCTCATGCATGAACACTGCGGCCCGCTTCTATGGAGGCGGGCCTGTGTTCTTGATGCTGGTTAGAGGGTGATCCTGCGCAGGGCGCCAGGCTTGGTGCAAAGCGAGATCGGATTCGACTGCACTTCGATATCGACACCTTTGTCGTTGCGCATCGGAATCTGTTTCATGTAGCGCGGCAGACCCTTGGTATTGACCGTCTCCATGTAATCTGCCGGAGCAAAGCGGGTGATAAAGAGGCCTGGCGCACCCATCGGCGTGACGCGGCCTTCGTTATGGTCGATATAGGACACACCCAGATTGGCCGTGGCGCGCGAACCCGTCTTGTACCGTTCGAACACGAACTTGCCGACCGTGAACTTGTCGGGGATTGCTTCGCGAAGCTGAGCTGCACCATTCGTGGCGAGGAAGGTTTCCCGAATGCGCTTATGTCCCCAAAGCTTGAGGTGAAGATTACGCCCGGTCCAGACATGGAAATGGTCGTAGAAGCCGTCGAGGTCATCTTCGATGGACCATGCGACATCCTTCTCCAGAGTTTCGTCGACCTTGGCCGCTTCGTTCCCCAGATCAAGCGATACAGGAGCCGGAACAGCGATCCCGAACCGATTGTATAGATCGTGAAGCACGCGCCCCGATTTCGAGGTCACGATGCCCTTGATCGCACCGACGCGCTGATGTTCGAGCGTCATGTCGAGGTCGAGCAAATGTCGGTCGACCTTGCTCATGACGCGATCGGTTACCTGTTCGACTTCGTTTTCGGTGCCGAAAGCACGAATATTCTGAACTTCGTCAGCCTTTACAGAATCGTTCCGCTCGTAGTGATCCACATTGAACGGGATCAGATTGCGGTCCTCGCCGGTAGCAGTTTCACCGGGTCCGCCCCGTTCGGTTGGTTCGACGAGGCTGAGGGAACCGTCACGCTCCTCGACAGAAATGATGGTTGTGGTGACACCATCTTCTTCGAACATACCGGAAGCGCCGATCTGGCCGGGGCGATAGGGTTGGTTGTTGACGGTTGCGGTCAGCGTCTGCACCGAAAACGCGTCGTCGTTGAAAATATCAAGTCCTGGCATGTGGGAACCTCCTTAGCGGGCCTTGATATGAACGGCGCGCAACTGTTCGAGTTTTGCCGCCTGCTTGGCAGCGTCGTTGACGGAAGCGTCGAACAGCAGCAGCGAAGTTTTCACCTCGGCGTGAACATTGATGATGACGGCTTCTTCATCGTTGTCGGTGGCATCAACGGCATAGCAAAGGATGGCCTTTGCGGTTTCCGCTCCTTCCTTCCCGGCAACTTCGGCAGCGGGAGAGGGAACGAAATTGCCCTTGGTGGCGGTCAGTTCGCCAAGAACTGTGCCGGGCTTGAGCTTGCCGGTGCCGGCGGGGATTTTCGCGACATCGCGCGAGATATGACCGTCGCCTTCATGCAGGATGAATTCGAGCGGGCGCGGACCCATAACCTTGTTTTCCATGGGGGGATTCTCCTACTTGGCCGCTTGGCGGCGGGAGGCGTAAATCTCGCCGGTGTTGATCTTGGCAGTCGGTGTGCCCGGCTTGCGAGGTGGCTGCGGCTGCGACTGACCAGAAGCCAACATGCGGCGCTGCTCATAATCCTGAGCAGGATCTGGTTCGGGCTGGCCTGCGGCTTCTGCCTTCGGTGCCACGGTCAACGCCTTGATGGCATCTTCTGCCGACATCGTGGTGTCGTAAGCAAAATGGCTGGCCAGTTGTTCGCGTCCCGACGCTTCGGGGCTGGTCATGATCGCCTTGATCCGCTCCTTGGTTGCTTTCTCGGCATTGGCGGTTGCAGTAGCGATATCGGCGGGTGCCTGGCCCGCCGGCTTTTTGTCAGTCATGTCGTCATCCTCTTGACTGGTTGGTGCGGCGGCGGGTGCGGCCGCGGTCATCTCACGGTCGATGGACCATGAATTCATCTGCGCCAGGCGCTTGAGCCTGTCGGGCGCGTTGGCGTAAACCCGGTAATCGAAGGCTGAAAATGCAACGGCCTTGGCTTGTTCAGTTCCCGTGGCAAAACCTCGCTTGACCGCTTCATCGCCGGTCAGCCAGATTTCTTCGCGCATGTCGGCACGGATGGTTTCGGCATCTTCGCCCGTATGGTCGGCGTAAATATCGGCCATCAAATCGCCGAGCTTATCGAGCCGGGCGCGGGCCGCTTCATGCTCGTCCGCATTGCCATAGGTCACGGAAGCCGGATCGTGGATCATCATGAGCGAACCGGTACGCATGATGCGCTCATCCCCGGCCATAGCGATGACCGAAGCGGCGGATGCGGCAAGCGCGTCGATGTAGACGGTGACCTTGCCCTTGTGGGCCTTCAGCGCGTTGTAAATGGCCACGCCGTCGTCGACGTACCCACCCGATGAGTTGATGCGCACGGGAATATCGGTGGTGTGGCCGACCTCGGCGAGGGCGTCGAGCACATCCCGTGCTGTGAAGCCTTCATCCCAAAAGTTATCGCCGACGAACCCATAAAGTATGAGTTCGCCGTTCTGGAGAACGGGCATGTTGGAATCTCCTGTTTGGTCAGCAGAAGCGCATGCGCTTCGCGTACCGGCGGCGAGGACCGCCGCTGATGTTCTGGCATTCCGCCGTCAGGCGCTCGATTTCCTGATCGAGTGCCGCGATATTGGTTTTGCCATACCTGACTTCATCGTCACCGTAGCGCACCACTTCAGTCTGTCCGCCGGCGGCAATCTGGATGCGAAGGCCGCGGAGCTTTTTGGCGGCGGCACACGGGTCATCGAGATCGATTTCCGTTTTTCTGATGCGGATCGTGTTCATGCCGCAGCTTTCTTCTTGGTTTTTTCATCCGGCGGGTCATCGACCGGAAGCGGTTGTTGGTTCGGGCGCTCGTAAGGCGAACGCATGCCGGCCGCGACATAGCGTTTGTGCTCGCGCTGCTGCTGGTTAAACAGTTCGTCCGGGTCGATTCCCTTCTGACCGCATTCGATGGCGATTGACGATGTGCCGTTCGAGATGCGTTCGGATACTGCGCGCTCGCTCTTGTAATCGTCGGCGGTCGGTGCTGCCGGCCCCTGCCACTGCGCCCAGGTGAATTTTTCGCGGTTGGCGGCGAAAACTTCGTAGGAAACCTTGAGCTTGATGCGGCCTTCGCCGACCATCTCGTCAAACCAGCTTTCGTAAACAGCCTGCAACATTGGTGCTGCAAGACGCTCACGGCGGCGAACAGCAATCGGCCAGATGGTGGCGTTTTCCATACGAACGGACGAATAGGTCGCATTCGAATGGTCCATGGCGTAGCTGCTGTACGTGACGCCGATGGCACGGGCGGTTTCGCGGTCAAGGCTGCTTGCGAAGGGCAGATATTCCTTGCCGGGCGTAGCAGATGTTCGGAATTGAAGATCTTCTCCCGGCCCCAGCTGCGCGACAGTGGGTGTGCCGTTGATGCCAATGGTGCTTTCCCGCGCCTTGTCCATCTTGGCTTGCAAAAAGCCTACGAACTCGTCCCGGAGTTCTTCATCCTCCAGTGCTTCCAGAGCCTCGAATGCGTCCTTCGACGGGTTCTCGCTTGTCAGCACCGCTGCAAAGATTGTCTGCAGGATGGCGGTTTGCAAGGTCGCTTCGTCCAGAACCTCTTTCTGGGCATGTTTTCGAATCGCAGACGAAAGAACGGAAATGCCGCGAACGTCCGTTGCGTCGGTTGGGTCGAACAGATGCAGGACGGTCGGTCGCCCTTCAGCGTCAAAAGCTGGATAGCGAACTTTCTGAGTGACGCCGTTAACCTTTTCTTCGAACAGATAACCGATGGGGCTTCCGTCCTCGTCGTGATAGACGCCCTGAAACAGGTTTTCGAACTCGTTGGTGTCCTGCACCAGCCTGCTCGGCGGGGTCATGCAGACCTTCAGTCCGGTCCTGATCCCCTTCGCCCGACGCTTGGCGCGCGGCATGTAGTCCAGAATCCCGGTGATTTCGCCATAGGCCATGTACCAACGCAGACCGATATCCACTAACTGCGGCAAGGTGAACTTGCCCCGCATGTCGCATTCGCGCGGGTTCCAGGCATAGCGCTTCCATTCCCGCTTTATCTGCGCGACAAGGGCGGCAACTTCATCTGGCGAATAACCGAGTTCAGCGAGTTCCGGCTGCGGCTGCAAGACAAGCTCGACGCCGACAGTATCGACGAGAACCTGATCGCAAGCCCCTTTGAGCTTGCCGGAATTCTGGATGAAATCCAGTGCATAGGCGGCGGCACGCCGCCAGCTTCGGCGGATTTCCTCGCGGTTGTCGACGATAGAAACCTGTTGCGCGGCCAGAACACCGCTCTTGGAATCGCGCAGCATACGCGCGGTCGGTCGCGCCGCAACGCCCGACACATCGGTGCCGGGGCTGATAGAGCGGCCCACTGCTTTGATGCGGAAGCGCTGCTTCATCGATTTTTCCATGCATTGCGCCGCGCTTCGGTATCGCGTGGCTTTTTCGGTTTCTCGGGCTTGTCGAACACAGATTGCTCGGCATGGCCGAACAAATCATTCTCGGCTGGCACGCCATGAACCTTGACCAGCAGGTCGGCCCACCGCTCGGCGGTCAGGCGGAGTTTGCGTTCAAGGTGCCAGCCGAGTGCGAAGGCGTAAACGGTGGCGTCAAACCAGTCGTTTTTGCGCCCTGCGATCTTTTTCCAGATGCGGCCCGCCTTTGAGGGGATAAGCTTTCGCTTGCCCCGTGACGGCTTGGCCAGAGCCTCTTCATCCGGATCAACGAGACTTTCGGCGGTCAACTCCTTGGCGAAGTCTTCGTCGCAAATGTCGTTGGCGATGTGCAGCGTGTTGCGCGGCCATTGCCCGCTCTCATCGGCACCCAGCACCAGATTGGCGAGAGAGGCGACGACAGCGGTTTTCACATCGAACAGGCCAACCGGATAGAGAAGAACCTTTGCAATGATGCGCCGGTGCTTATCCTTGATGTCGCGCTTGACTGGTGTTCCCAGCCACGGGAGCCCCTGCGGTGCGCGGCCATCGAGCGCATAAACGTTCGCGCGTGGTGCGCAAAAACGATAAACGCGGTCGGTCGCGAAACCGGAGTCGACGCCGGAAAGGTCGATGCCTTTCATGCCGCCGCCGGCGGTCGGATATTCTCGCCCGAAAGCATCGGACAATTTGATCCACGGCTCGTCGCTTTGGTCAGGGGCTCCCTCGAAAATATCCCGGTCGATGATCTGATATTGACCGCGCGGGCCAAGGGCGATGGCCAACCACTTGATGCCATAGCCTTGCACGTCGGCAGTGGAAACCACGAGGCCGGCCCATGACGGGATGACCCGTGAAGGCTGCAATTCCTTGCGCACCGCCTCGACGATTTTCTCATGCTCGACGGATACGCCAGCAGGGTCATAAGGCAAAGCCAAGTCCTGCTGAAAGAAGGTGCGCAGCTTGGTGACGTTGCCTTGTGCGTCCGTCCACCGGGACCAGATATCGGCCCAACGCTCACGTGGGGCATATGCCGCCCATAGATGCCAGGACGGTTGCCAGTCCCTGCAACGGCCTTCGCAGGGATTGCAGCGCCAACGCTCGATATCGGCCTCCGGGATCGCAAGAGGAATAGGCGGCTCGCCCTCGCGAACCCGGCGGGCAATCCATTTTCCTTGCGGCAGCATTTCATGTTTGTGGCCGTCAAGGATGACCTCGTTGCAGGAAATGCAGCGGAAGTGCACCGGCAGACCTCGTTCGGGGTCTGCTGGCGACATGTTGTCGAATTCCAATGCCTGATAGGTGCGGCAGTGCGGGCAGGGCAGGTAATAGTAACGCTGATCCCCAGCCTCGAAATCGTCGCTGATCGCACATGCGCCTGCAATTCCGGGCGTCGATCCCTGCCATTCCTTCGCAGTGTCGCCATGCATTTTCTGGCGGGCGCGAGCCTGATCGCGAGGACTGCCGCGACCGTCAACATCGCTCTGGTAGCCGGTGATCTCGTCCATGGCGAGATACTTGATCGAAACCATCTGCAGGCCTTTGGAAGAACCTGCATTGACGATCTGGCAGAAGCCGCCGGCGAAACGTTTGAATGCCGTGGTCGAGCCTTGTTCATCGCGGCTGTTGACCGGGAGCACCTTGTGCTTGATGCGAGGTGTCGCCTCAATGGTCGGATGAAGCTTGATGCGGTTGAACTTCGTCGCTTCTTCCAGCGTCGGCAGCACGATCATCATCGAGCCGGGAGCCTGATCGACGATAAAGCAAAACCAGTTCTCGATTGCGGTCGACTTGCCAAGCTGCGCGGCCCAACGGGCAGTGCAACGGCGCGCCGGGTGATCCGGATGCAGGCAATCTTGCGGCTCGCGCAGATAAGGCACACGGTCAGTGCGGAAGTCGCCCGGCCAAGGCGAGCCGGATTCTGGCGAAACCTTGCGATAGCGGTCCGCGTGCTCGGAAATGGTCAGATTCTCAATAGGGCGGCTGGCAGCTTCCAGCCCCCGGAACAACACCAGTTCGCCACGGGGCAATTCCATGAATTGCTCGCGCGGCTGCGGGGCGTTCATGTCTGTTCGCTTTCCTCTTTTGGTTCGTCGGTCGTGTCGGCCTCATCCCGCTGGCGCATGGCATCGATCCGTCCGAGAATTGTCTGATTGAAAACTTCCAGTCCTTTGCGGACAAACGCCTTGAGGACCATACGCGTGGCGCGTTCGTCGAACCCGTATTTCACAGAGGCGTTTGCGGCCTCCGTTTCCAGTGCGCGTTCGAACGCACTCTGCATCAGTGCGACTGCATCGCGGCCCGCACGATCCACTTCTGACACTTTGGTCAGTGTCTTGCGGCGTTCCGCCAAATCCATTTCGCGCAGTTCGGCGTCGGCCTGGGCCTTTCGCGCTGCGCCATCGGACTGACTTCCCGAAAAGCGCGGCGCAGGGTTGAAGTTTCCCTGCGCCGCAATGGTCCGCGTCGTGGGAGGAGCCACGCGGATACGGATATTCTCGTTTCGGTGGGCGACCAGAGTATTGAACTCGACCAGTCGCGCCTTTCCGTCGTCGCGAAGCTCAATCGCTTCGGAATGTTGCTTCAGGTATCGCGACAAGGTCGAGCGCTCGACCAGATCGCCCATCGCGGTCAGCCGCGCGGCGGCTTCCGAAATCGAAATCCAATCACCGTCCGACATGGCGTCCCGTTTTGAGTTGTGTGTATGCACACGTGCAAGCACGTGTATCTGTGTATCGCTTTCAAAATGACCCACTGGCGAAAACCGGCAGTCGAGCCCGCCCGTCCGGTGGATTAGGGGCGGATACGGTCCCTAAAAGGGGGGAGGGGTCACCCGAGGAGCTTGCGAATGACCGCCTCGACCCGAGGGGGCATGGTCACCGTTGCCTCGCGCTCGAATGCATCGCGGGTCTCGCCGCGCACCATCTCATCGGGAATGCGAACATCCGACTTCACCTGCGTGACGCGTCGTTGCGAAGCGCGGCCAATGCGTCGGTAGACATGCCCTTCCAAATTCCAGTGCTTCACGTGGCGGTAGGGGAACTGCCCGCCCATGATGAAGGTGCCGGGGAACACGCGGCGCTGACCGAAGGGTTGAGCCGACACGCCCTGCCGGGTTTCCCGCGCCCTGAAATACTTGAGGCGGATGAACCCGCCACGCGATTGCAGCGAATAGAACAGTTTTCCCGGCTTTGCGGTATCGACGTTCTTCACTGCCCGGACGATGACCTGCCGTTCCAGACCTGTTTGCTTCGTGAGGTTGCGCACCACGCGGGTACGAGCACGCCGCCCAATCTGGTTGACGATACGTGGCAGAACGTTCGGAAATTCCGTTTGCAGCCGCTTGATGCCGCTGGCGTACCGGCGCAGCCCTTCGATGTTTTCCCACCGATAGACGAGCATCGCGAATTCCGCCTCTTGAAACGAAAAACCCCGGTCGCGAATGCGCCGGGGTTCTGTCTAATCTTTTTTAGCATCCAAGGTGTAAGTCAACTATTCGGCGCAGGTCAACACATATTTTCAGCCTCCAGACGCTGGACCCGCTCAAAAGCCCGGAAAAGCTGGATGCCGACCATGTCGCGATCTTCAATCCATGGCGTTGCCGAGCGGTGTGAAAAGACCAACTTATGGTCGACCAGACGATTTATCAGTTCTGATTCTAGCCTCGCCAAAGATGCAACCCAAATCTGGTAATCAATACGGCCCAGAATATCGGCTGTAGGGTCCGGAGTGAGAACAAATTTGCGGTATGCACCCGGATATGGCCGACGCGCGCGACGGTTAAAACCGTCAACCTCCATCAAGTATTCCCTACCGAAAGCGTCAACTGCTGACCGTTGCACGAACCATGCAGGTTCACCTTCGCGGCGCGCGAACACAACGCATTCGGGTTCCGGTGCGCTGTAGTCGGGTGAGCGGCCCAAAACGGCGCTGGAGATAACAAGCGATGCGATGCCAGCGCTGCGCGATCGGGCAGGACGCAGCATCAGACGTTCGGTCGCCCGCGCCACCGCATCTGCCGTCAGCCCGTCGAAATCCTGCCAGTCGGCAACCGGGTTCCAGCCTTCCGGGAAAGAAACGTCAAAGCGGGCAAGTTCGGCAACCGCCTTGCCGACTTCCAGCGCATCTTCATGCGGCGCGCCCTGTTCGACCCACATTCCGGGTTCTGTCCGGTCGCGGTCAATAAGCGTCATGAGTTCCGCATAGCCCAGAACCTTTCCCCAGGACGAAGCCTCCAGTTGCCGCCAGGCAGAGTGATAGTTTGCTAGCCCGTCAGCCCCGCCACCCTTCGGAAGCTCATGCACAAACGCCCATGTCAGCAGTTCGTCTATTGTGATTGTGCGCATTTTTCTCTCCTTCAAGGCTTCCGCCCCATTTTTTAGTGTTCCGTCCCTGATTGTCGCTTTGCGACCCAAGATAGACAGCAGCTATCCCGTTGAAATAAAAGGGAAAAGGAAAATAGGAGGGACGCAAGGGACGCTAGGGACGATAAAACGGGGGTACATACATGAACAAAACACCATGATTTCCCCTATCCCTTCTGGATATACGCGCGCATGTGAAACCGGGGTTTTGCGTCCCTAGCGTCCCTACCGGCATAACCTATTGAAAACCCAAACCCTTTTAGCGGGGCGCTAGCGTGTCGCCGCCTTCGTAGCGTCCCTTGCGCCCCAACAATCATCCCAAATCGGGTATGAAGGGAGGCGAAGCGGCCCACGGCTATGCACGTCAAAGGGGGACGGGGCCGCGTCATTGGTCATACCCCTCGCCATGGCTCTGCGGGGCGGGGCGGACGAATTCGTCACGTACCCGAATCCCCTTATAGACAGTCGTTCCGCTTTTCGCCTTCCAAAATCGTCGCATGGTGTCATCATCCCCACGCCACGCCATTCGCGTGTAGTCAGGGAAGCGGCGCGCAAACGTCCCTTGTTTGAATTCCGGCGCGCCTTCTCGTCCTGCGAAGTTTGAATAGCCGATGAAGAGGTCGGCAGGCGTCGAAACGTCCTCTTCGTTCCCTGAAACGATACACGCAGCCCGGATAAACGCCCCGATAGGGTCACTTTCCTCCCGATATTCGTTTGTGGCAGCGAGCACTTTTTCAGGCGTGGCCAAGCCCGAATTCAGATAATTGATGGCACCTTGCACCATCCAATTGAGAACGCCTGTCGCTTCCGCTTTCAGCTTTTGCGGCAGATCGCGGTCAACTTCCTGTTTTGGAATTTGCACTTCCCACGGCACAAGATTGACGCGGCGCCATATACCGTCTGACGTATCATCGATGCGCGGCTTATGGTTGCCCGACAGGATGATCTTAAATTGGGGCATGACCTCAATGAAATCCTGATGCAGACGGCGCACCGGAATCTTCTCGCCGCCCGTGAGGGTTTTGATAAGGGCGTCTTTCAGCTTCACGCCCATTTCCGGTTCCGAGGCCGAAACAAATCGCGCGCCCGGCAGACGCGCAAGGTCAGGGGTTGCCTCACTGCCGCCGCGCTTCGTGTCGCCGGCGAAGCTGTCGATGGAAAGCGTTACGGCATAATCTCCAAGTATTTGACACAGAAGGTCAACGAACGTCGATTTGCCGTTTCGACCGGCGCCATAGAAGAAAACCAGACACTGCTCGATAGTCAGCCCGAGCAGGCAGTAACCGCAGAAGCGTTGCAGGAATTCGCGTATTTCCCGATCCGGCTGCACACGTTTCAGGAAGTTGTCAAACTCCGGCGCGGCAGCCGATGGCGACCAGTCGAACGGGGCGAGCTTTGATATGAAATCAGCGGGGCTATGCGGGTCAAGGCGCACTTCCCATGGATGGTAGGTGGGATGATCGGGGTCAGATTCTTCATTCTCCCGCCTGAAAAACCGTAATGTCCCATTGTTGCAGTTTACCGCATAGAGGTCGCAATTCAGGTCGCCGACCATCTTCGCCACATGCGGGGCGGCTTCCGTCATCATGTTGTTGAGCTTCGACGTGCCCGCGGAGGATTTGGCATGGCGGTGTCTGGAAGACTTGCGCCCATCCACTTTCTTCTTTGCCTGCTCGCCGGCGTCAATGACGTCTTCCAGCTCGATCCAGCGGGCAAGTTTCTCTGCATCCCAGTCCTTTTTCGGCGTCCCCATTTTTTTGCGTTCGGCACGGGCATCCCGGCCTGCATTGATGGCTTTTTCTTCCTCTTCTGTCGCAGTAAGGAGGCGTGCCTCGTCGGCTATCATTTCCGCTGTGCGTTGCGCCAAAGGGCGTACAACCGACCCGTCTTCATCTTCCTTCCAGCGCCGTTTGTCGTATCCATGCCAACCCACGCGGGCGACATGAACCACCTGACGCCCAAACCGGATAAGAAACCGCCGACCGTTGCCGATGTCGGTTTCCGGCTCCAGCGCGGCTTCGGCCAGCGTATCCTCGGGGCTGAGTTCTTCAGAAGGGAAAGGACTGGCGGGCGGCTCCATGGTGGCAGACGGTGTGCCGCCCGCCGCCGCTTCCGCCTGCCGTGACGCTTCGGCCATGATTGCGCGCACTGCGGCCGGTATGTCTTGAGTATTCTTTGTCACGCGGCACCTGCCATCATTTCGGAAAAGTCTGTGCCTGCCGGGGGCCACGCGATAGCAATCCGCCGTCCTGGCTTGGCAATTCTGGCTTTCGCCCGTGCCATGGCAGCGGAAGTCATGACGCGCTCGGAATCGCCATCGCCCAGAAGCACGATCTCGCTTACATGGTCGCCAACCCAGAAAGCGTCATCCGGACCTTGGTCGGGGCGCGGAACCGGACCCTGCACCATGACGGTGCGCAAACGCCCCTTGGCGTCTTCCTTCTTTAGGGTCGGGTGCGCGAAGCGCGATGCAGGGTCGGCGGGGCCGGAAAGATTGCCGAGATCGCCGGCGGCGAAATAGAACGTATCAGCCCGCAGGTTTTCTGCGCGTGCAACGGCCAGCGTGTTTTCTATGCCTTCGCCGCCCACCCAACGTTCCATGCTTGGATGACCGGCAAGTGGGATAAGCCCGCCCTTTTTGCTGCCGCGCATCTTTTTGGTTGGCAACACTTCACCGGTCGCAGTGTCAGTGATTTCCGGTCGGCATTTCGGGCGGCGGGTGAGGTCAATCCAAGTGATGTGGCACCCAATGACGCTGAGGTCAGGGCCGATGATCGGTGCGATCATGGCAGGCCCTTCATGCAGGCTCGCGTCACCATGCCAATAGGTTACAGATGTATCGACGCGCAGCCATTCGGATTCCGGGGCACATGCGCCCCGCGCCATTAGATAAAATCGGCCATGTGGTGCCGAGGATGAATAGAGCGTGGAAGCACGACGATATATACCCCGCGCCTTGTTTCGCTCGATCTCGCGATAGTCAGCCTGGCTTTTCGCCTGTTCTTCCTGCAATTCGGCATTGCGCTGGCGCTGTTCTTCCAGTCGCTGCAAGCGTGCAGTCCTGTCGGCGTCCGATTCCCGCTCACCACCTTCCGGAATGGGCTGGTCAAGGAGGATCGAGCATGCTTCCAGCAAACCCTCCCGACTGCGAACATTGAGGCCACGCACATGCGCAGCCATGCCTATTGCATCATTCCCGCCGATACCGCCTTGGCGGCAGTTCCATTTATTCTTCTGGGTGTTGAAGGCGAACGTATCCTTGCCGCCACAGGCGGGGCAGGGTTGCGGGTGTTCACTTCCGCGCGGGTTGCATTTCAGGTTGAGGCGCTGCGCAGCATCCGCGATCGTGACAGCGCGCGCATCCTCGACAAAGAGTTTCAGGGCCGCACTCATTTGGAGCCACCTGCATCCTTTCTGCGAGCGAGCGCATTGCGACTTGTAACCATGGTGTATCCATCGGGGAAACGGACCAGACAGGAGTTCATTACCTTGGCGCGTACATCGACCGCGCAAGGCTGGCCTTTACGGCCCTGCCGATCCCAACGATAACGGTAGGGGAACTTTAAAAGATGGTTCATTCGCAAGCGCCCCATTGGTTACAGGACGTACCGAAATTATCGGCAGCGTCGAGGAAGGCATCGTATTGCCGTCCGCCGCGGCTGGTTTTCGACCATTCAACGCGTGCACGGATGCCAACCCGGTCTAGTGACCAGTCGAAGTTCGGGTTTCCCCACTCTTCGGCCAGGGTGGGGTCATCACACACGTTGAAAAAAGTGGAATTGCCACGTTTCGAAACATCGGAAACGATTGCCTCCCATTCGGCAATACGGTCGATGTGATCAGGAAAACGCTGCGCTATTGCGCGCATTTCGTCCTTTTTACACATGATACACGGCATACAGCCCACGCGGTTCATGCCGTGGTCATAAAGTGGGTTCCAAGCGATTCCGTGCCGGACATGGAATGCAAAAACATCCGCAGTGGTCCAATCGATCAAAGGCCGATAAGCGTAGGCTGTCCAGTCTGCTCCAGCTTTGCGAACAGAAGCAGGCAACGAATAAGGAACCGGATTCATGCGTTGGAGACGAGGCAATTCTGATCGAGCAATACTCTCCTCAGCGCGCACGCCCTGCCACGAAACGATGGCAAAACCAGATTCAAGAAGGGGTCGTTGTAAGCCGAAGATCGGGACAATCTTTAGTTCATCGGTACAAAAGCGTGTTTTTGCCGAGGGAAAGCGAGTCTTCCATAAGCACAGATCAAGAAATGGATTGCCGGTAGGATGCAGCAAGGAACAGGCACGATCAACGAGGGCTTGTGATATGCCTTCAGACGGCCAATGCCTCGCAATATAATCCCGCTTTTTCGCAAGTCTTTCGGTGAAGTCGGCCTTCACCCATATAATTGCTGGGCCACCGGTTTTACCCGGAAGTTCTCGAACGAAATCATACGTCCAGTCGTGCTCGTTCCCGGTATCCGCAAAAACCGGCACGAACGGTAGTCCCCGCTCCATAGCTCGCAAATAGGTGGCCGTACTGTCCTTTCCGCCAGAAACGGAAACGACGTGAGCAAAACGGCTGGTAACACGTGCCGCAACATCTGGAATGGAAACATGCATCATTCCGCTGCCTCCATACGAAGGGCCAGATGGCTGCAATTTGCGGCGACGAGCGCGGCGGCAACCGGCGGCGAAACGCTGTTGCCGCAACAGGAAACCTGCACCGATTTTGAGAACAGATCGCCATTGATGCCCCGCTCGATCTCGTAATCAGGCGGGAATCCTTGCGCGAGATAAAGCTCGCGAGGCACCAACATGCGCATGCCAATGTCCACGATGACATAGACGATACCACCCGCTTCTATGGTGACGAACTCGCGCTCATCCCAAAAACCGTAGGCGCGGAGAAATGCAGCCACTTCACGCGCCCGTTCGGCCTGTGCTGGTGTGAAAGGTGGCACGTCGAGCGTGGCCTCGACATGGCCGTGACGGTCTTTGGTGGTTACGGTTCTGACAGGCTGGTTTTCTTCACCACCGTCGCCAGTGCCGTAATAGGCTTGCAGATATGGCGCCACGACGCTTTGCTGCGAGCCGGTTTGCGTGACCGTCGAGACCGGCTCGTCCATGGAGCGGCCGGGATTGACGCCTCCCTCGCGGCGACTGTCGTTATTATGCTGCGCCATGTAAGCCGTAATCAGGCGCGACTTGCCTTGGCCGTCCGGCATAACAGTGTGGGCCGGCTCATCAACGCCGTGGCCTGTAGACGTCCCGAAATCGCGAGCTACAAATGCTGTGGCGACACACGTATCAGCCTTGGCCGTGGTTGTGTGCATTGGTTCGTCGGCACCGCGTGGGCGGCTCTGACCGGCGCGGCCACCGCAACCAACCAACGTAGACACAATAACGCTGTTCTGGTCTTTCGTGCTGGCAGTGACGGTATGCGCCGGGCTGTTTATCGGGCGGGTCGAACCGCCATGCTGTGCTGCGGTAAGAACCGGCGCGACAACGGTCAGTCCGGCCCCACCTGCCGTGATGGTGTGTGTAGGCTCATCTGCACCATTGAAAGGCTTGCCCGCATTGCGCATCGTCATCAGATGCGGGGCGACAACACCCAGAGGAGCCGCACCGCCGGGCCGTTTGATAAAGCTGTTTGCTGTAACGGTAGAAAGCGGCTCGCGAGCGTCTTGCCCCGTGGCTCCGGTGTTGAAGCGGATAACGGACGGCGCAATTAGCGCATTGGAAACACCACCAGCTGTAACGACGCCGTGCGGTTCGGTAAGGGGGTATTCCCTGCGCCCGCCACTATCACCATGCGCTACCGATGCAAGGTGCGGGGAAACCACAGCCTTTTCACCGCGATGCGCGCCGGTGATCGTTTTGAACGGCTCGTCAACCGCCTCGACCCGCCCGCCATGGGTCAGGTTTACAAGAAACGGACGTTCGGCATCCAGCACATAGCGCTTCATGCCACGCGCGACACGAGCCATGGTATTATCAGCAAGCGGGCGAACCGACCGAAGCCCATGCTTTTCCATAATCTGTTCGGACGTGTCGAAAATGGAAGGGCAGGGCAGCGACCAGTCGATAATTTCTGCTGCGGTGCGCCATGGTAGCTTGTGCCCGGATATAACGTCGGGATCGGTAGGCGCACCATGTGTCGGTTTCGGCCACACAATGGGCTGACCGTCGAAGCGGATAACGGCGAAGAAGCGCTTGCGGATGGTTGGCGCGCCATAATCGCAGGCGCGCAACTCCCGCCATTCGATCTTGCCGCCAAGCGAGCGGATCTTGCGGCACCATTTTTTGAAGTATTCGCCCTTTCGTTCCGGGTCGGGCATCAAACCGCGTGCGGTTTCCATCAACGGGCCGTAATCCTGAAACTCCTCGACGTTTTCGAGAATGACAACATCAACCTTGCCGCCGCTTTTCTGAATGCGCTCGATCCAGCCGGGGATTATCCATGCGAGGTCGCGAATGTTGCGTTCGACAGGCTTGCCGCCCTTGGCCTTGGAAAAATGCTTGCAATCCGGCGAAAACCAGCCCAGCCCAACATGCGCACCGCGCAGGTAATCAAGCGGGTCAATCTTGTAGACGTTTTCTGACAGATGCAGTGTTTGCGGATGGTTCGCCTCATGCAGCGCCAGCGCGGCCGCATTGTGGTTGATGGCAATATCCGGTGAACGGCCCAAAGCCATTTCAATGCCGGTGGAAGCACCGCCGCCGCCGGCGAAGGAGTCGACAATCAGGGGAAAGGGATAGCTCATAGTGCGCCCCCCTTCTTTCCACGGCTACCAGGCTTGGAAAAATGCTTGCAATCCGGCGAAAACGCCGACAGTCCGATATGAGTACTGGGCAGATAGTCGAGGGGGACGATATTGTAGATTTTTTCCCCAAGGAGCGGTGCCTGCGGATGGTTCGCCCCATGCAGCGACAGAGCGGTCGGGTTGTGGTTGATGATCATCAGGGGCGGGTTCATTGCGCACCACCGGTTTCTTCGCGGCCACGCATGCCCCAGCACTGGTCAATGCTCCAGGTACGGCAGATGGTGTTGAAATAGGAGCGGACCTTATAGACCGACATGCCAGAAGCCTTGGCGATTTCGTTCTGGGTCATCCCCATTTCGCGAAGGAGCGTCAGCCCTTCGATAATCATGACTGTCGGCAGGTCAGGCGTGAAACTATGAGGCGTGATGCTGCCGGGCTGGCCGAATGTGATCATGGATAAACCTCTCGTCTGGTGGCGAGTTCGTTGCTGTCGAAAAATGAGGGGGAGCGCTCCAGCCATTCGCAGAGCGCGAGAAAGGATTCTGTCGATATGCTCTTGCCGTGGATCGCGCGGCGAACATCGTCCCTTGGAATATCGCAGAGCCGAGCAACGTCGATCTCCCGCAGATGCGAGCAGATGCGCTTGCGGTCGACGTACATACCGAAAATCGTGAGGTCGGTGGAAAAAGCGGCGGTCATCTGCCCGCCCTGTCGATTATGAAATTCGGACAAAAATATCCGAAAGCTATTGACATTCGGACAAAAATATCCGATATTGTCTTTGTCAAAGCGGAGAACCCGATGGACAAGAGAGACCGCTTCATAGCCGAGCTAAGGGATGAAGCAAAAGCGCAAGGGCTGGCCTTTCGGGTTAGCAAGAGCAAAGGAAAAGGCGGGCACGCAACAGTATGGGTAGGAGATCGCTTCACCACACTGCCGAGCCGGGAAATCGATCCCAAGACCGCCGCGAAGATCAAGAAAGGGTTGGGGCTCATTTGAGCCCCTCCCGCCACACAAAGGAGCAAAGGACTGGACGAATGAGAACATACGCTTACGCAGCCGTGTTCGAGCCTACCGAGCGGGAAGGCGGCTTCGTTGTTACATTTCCGGATGTGCCGGAAGCTATCACCGAGGGTGATGATATCGCGGATGCCCGCGAACAGGCTGCTGACGCGCTTGGTGTGGCGCTGCTCACCTATCTGGAGATGGGACGAAGCCTGCCCGAAGCGAAGGCAAAGGGAGAATTGATCTGGCCGGATGCGGAAGTTGCAACCAAGATTGCCGTGATCGAGACTTTCCGCGCTTCGGGCCTTTCCAGAACTGAACTCGCCCGCAGGCTTGGCAAGGACGAGAAGGAGGCGCGCCGCCTGCTTGATCCGGACACTGCGACCAAGCTTCCCCTCATGACGGCCGCACTTGCGGCCATGGGGCAGAAACTGATCATCGGATTGGAGGCGGCTGAATAGACCAATCGTCATCATAACACCTCTGCACTGAACAAAGGGCCGTGATCGGTCGTTGCGGATGGCGCGTCAGCGATGACGCGCCATTCTTTTTCTATGCGGCGCCTGGCGATCTCCGCGTATTCCGGGTTGAGTTCTATCAGCATGGCGCGGCGGTTATGGCGCGCAGCCACAAGCCCCGTGGTGCCGGCCCCGCCGAATGGATCGAGGACAACGCCGTCTTTCGGGCATCCGGCAAGGATGCAGCGCTCTGCCAGTTCCGGCGGGAAGGTGGCAAAGTGCGCTTCAGAAAACGGTTTGGTGGCAATGGGCCAGACGGAAAGCGGCGCAGGCTCAAAATTGCGCAAATATCGCCGTGCCGGCGGAATAATCATGGCGTCGTTGAAACTGGTATTGTTTCGCGTTCCCGATCCTGCCGCTGCTTCCTTTTTTCCACCTCGGACAACGGCCTTCATCGGCCCGTTGGTTTTCGTGCCGCCGTTCGCACGATAACTTCCCACTTGATTGATAACGTCCTGCGATACCCGCGCGTTGGTGCTGGGGCTTGCCGCGATGTTGACCGCTTCGGCGTCATAATAAGCGCCGATGCGTATCCAACGCGCACCTTCGCGTGACGGATCGGTGATGAAGGGGCAGCGCTCAGTTAGATCAGGCGAAAAGGAAATCTCGCCCGTATCACGCGCACGCCATACGTCGCCATCGTCTGATTTCGTCAGCATGAAGATTTTCTCATGCGCTGCAGACGGGCGGTATGCACCGGAGGAATCCGGCATGGGATTGGATTTGCCCCAGATGATTTCCGAGCGCACCCACCAGCCTGCATCCTGCAGGGCGATGGCAAGCCGGTTTGGGATCATCAGCAAGTCTTTTGGCTTGATGCCGCCGCCAATGGTTGAAAATGGCTTGTCCCGAAACGTGCGATCGTCGGTGCCTTCCGCCTTGTAATCGGCAGCGGACTTGCCGTTCGGCGTGGTGGCGTAACAGTCGCCGTAATTGATCCAGCACGTGCCGGTCGGCTTCAGCACACGGCGCACCTGCTCGAACACGGCTACCATCGTTTCCAGATGCGAAGCGAGCGTCGGTTCAAGGCCGATTTCCAGCGGCTTCAACGGGTTGCCGTCAGCGATATAAGACCTCAAGCCCCAATATGGGGGCGAGGTCACAACGCAATCCACGCTATCGGATGGCATTTGCGCGAGCGCGGCCATCACGTCGTCGACAATGATTTCCACGCGTCCGTCGAGCAGGGTGATAGTCATCGCGTCACCGCCCAATAGAGAAACGCAGCATAAGCGCCGCCGATGGTAACCCCGGCGCAAAGTGAGGCGAGCAGAAGAACGATGTGGCTGGGACGCTGTGCGGGAGAGGATCGGCGCGCCATGATCAGTCATCTCCGATGACGCGCAAGGCAGGGTCGCCGCGACGTGCATTGGCAATGTGGCCGGAAAGCTCGCGGCGCAGGCCGGAAATATTGCGTTCAACATCGCTCGCCACCTTGTCGAGCTGCATAGCTTCGGTGCCGGTGACCTTACCGTCCGCGAAAACGCGGGCGCCAACGCTCATCACCTCGCCAACGCTGGCCACGACTTCGGAGTGGGCCGCGAGCAGGTTGCCCGCCGCGCGAACATCCTCATCCGGCTCGGCCAGTCGGCGGTTGTTGAGTGACGCCATGACCGACGTGACGCAAAGCACGCCGCATTCGTTTTCAAGCTTGTAGACAACATTGAGCGGCATCAGGTCGGTTTCGGTCGACAGGTTCCAGCGTCCGACATGGCTTTTGGAGAAGCCGGATAGCTCGACGACACGCTCGATACCGCCGCAATATTTGATGAGGTCGCGCTGTGCCGACTTGATCCTCTGGAACCATGCGTCTGTCAGTTGCGTCATGGGGAAGTCCTCAAAAGGCAAAGTTTTCCCGTGGCGGGAAAAGCCGCTGTTTTTTCCCGTTAAGGGAAAGGGTTTTTGGTGTCAGTTTGCCGGGGTCAGATCACTACGGCGGGCCGCTAACCTTCACACGCTGAAGGGGACGCACCAGCCACCGGAAAAACGGAGTAACAGCGCGATGCCAATGCCGAATGCGGAAACCGCCCTTGTCATGGAACGGATCAAAAATGCGGCGGTCACCAAGGCCCTTGAAGAGCTTGCCGTATTGCTCGCTGGCAGGATCGATTATCGGCATTACCGGGCAGTGAATGCGCGCCTTGTTGAAGTCGTCGAGCGAATGCCAGTAATCCCACTGAAATTTGCGGCGGGCGTGCAGGTTGACGCGCTCGATATGGAGATGATCCAGCAGAATACGGTAGGCATCACCATCAACGCGATTGACGACGCCTTCAAGGCGGCTCGCAAGCGACTGCGCTAGAGAACGGCAGAAGGTCGCACGAAATGAAAAGTAATCATGCTCTCGCGCTTCGCGCTCCAGCCGGGCAATTTCCCGGCGGACTAGGATTTTCAGGCGGCGCAGGCGCACCCGGTCCAGATCGCGGCGCGAATGGCCGGTCAGGAAAGCGCAGGCTGCGTTGTCAAGGCGGAGAAGAAGTGGATTCATGCAGCCAATTTCCTTTTGCTTTGAAGGCAGATGGAAATGAATTCGCTTGCCGTTACACGGCCACCGGTTCCGCGCTCGACATCAAGGGCAAGATCTACGCTTGGATTTCTAGCCCCGGACAGCGCGCGCGTTAGAGTGCTCGGCGACCTGCCGATCCGCTCTGCGAAAGCAGAAATCCGTTCACCTGTTTCATCGAGATAAAGCTGGAGCGTGTTCATGACCCGAAAGTTGCCAAATAGGCAAATTAAAGTCAATAGCGAATTTGCCTATTTGGCTATGGAATTGCGCGGGAGTGTCGCTGATATTTGCCACATGGACAAAAAAACCGACAACCGCATTCGTGAATGGCGCACGGAACGTGACCTCACTATTGAACAGCTAGCAGAGGCCACCGGCCTTTCCGTCTCCTATGTTTCGAGACTGGAAAGCGGTGAGCGAAACCTGTCGGTCCGCAACATGAATTTGTTTGCGCATGCGTTGAATGTTGAGCCAAAGGACTTGCTTGCCGTCGCCAACGAAAGGCCGAAAACGGCGGTTGCGGTGATGGGGCGTATAGGTGCTGGGGCTGAAATTCGTCCAGACGAAGAGCAAATTCCGCCGGAAGGGCTCTATGAAATTGAAACCTTCTTTCCGCTTCCAGATGACGCTATTGCCTTTGAGATTGAGGGCGATTCTCAATATCCACGATATGATCCAGGTGACATCATAATCTGTTGGCGGCATAGCAGCACGCCGGAGCACCTTGTTGGCTCTGAGGCCGCAGTAAAAACCGCCGATGGTCGGCGGTATCTCAAAAGGATTCTCCGAGGATCGCAGCCGGGGACATTTGATCTGGAGAGTCATAACGCGCCACCGATCCGCGGCGTTGAGATTCAATGGGCTGGTTCCATTCAGTCGGTCATTAGAATGGGCCAGTGGAAGAAATTGCCGTCATCGGAGCGAGTTCATATGATGAGAAAGATGACGGCACAGGGCAAATAGGGGGGCGAACTGCGTAATTTAATTCAAATCTGTGCGTCGGCGTTGCTCTTGGGGTTGCATTTGAGTTTTCCCGCTTTCGCGTATGATGAAAAGAAGGGTGCTGAACTGCTTGAAGGGAGCTGGCAATCGTTGGCCTCCGGAGAAACGTGGGTCTTCGATTGCGCCGCTGGCAAGTGGCAGCAATTCATTGGTGCGAAGCAAATGGGTGCAGACTTCGAGCTTATCGCAATGCCCGCGAATCTCATTAAGATCGCATCGTCATCTGGGCGCAAATACATTGTGCACTTCAGTCCGGACGCCATGCTCATCCGCGTTTTCCTCGAAGGGGAAGATGACGTGCCTTTGATGCTACAACGATCCAAATAAGAGGCTTCTGCTGATAGGCGATCCCGGCGTGTGTCCGGGATTTTTTTTGCCCTACCGTCAAGCTTAACGCAATGCGATAATCTTATGATTTGCCTATATGTCAAAATCGGCTTGACTGCGATTTGCCTATTTGGCAATAATTACTCCATCACAACCGATGGAGTCATCCATGAGCTATCTCAATGCACGTTCTGCCGGGCTCACGCGTCCAGTTGCGCCGGTCCGCAACACAGGCCCGCGCGAATTGGAGCGGACCCCGCACCTCCGCGCCATCGAAATGGCGAAGACAATGCAGGACATTGCAGCGTCATCTGGCGCCGCGACCTTCAAAGACCTGGTCCGAGCCGGGTTTACCTCTGCTGAAATCATCGAGTTTGGGACACAGGCCCAGCAGATGGCTGCGGAATGGAAATCGGAAAGCCGGAAAGCGGGTCACGATAACCTTGCTGACATGGTCATGAAGGTGAAACAGCCGGTTCCCAACCGTCCGCCCATGACTGTCGATCTGATCGCCTCAACGCCGTTTTTTGAGGCTTGGGGTCGGTACTGCGCCAGCCGCGCAGCCTTGATGCTGGACCCGTGGACACCGCAGCGCGAGCGCTGCATCTGTGTGCTGCAGGAGTTCTTGAACCTGCTACCCTTGCTGCCAGTCGAGCGCGCGAAGCTCACCATAGCAGCCGAGCAGACTTTGCCGAAAATCCCGGTGCGTAACGGGCGGACGCTGTCATGACCGCGACAGAGGCCATCGCCGCAAGCGTCATCGCTTTTGCGCTCCCGTTTTTCTCGCTCGTAATCGGTATTCCGCTATGACTTCCGAAATTCTCTCGTTCCGTCCGGACGGCTCCGTCATGGATCTCGCTAAGCCTCTGGAAAGCGATATCCATTGGCCCACAATTGCTAGTGCCCTCTCGAAGCTGGCCCGTTTCAACGGCATCAACAGAGGGCCGATGTATTCGGTTGCGCAGCATTGCGTGATGGGGGCCGATGCGTTGGCCAATGAAACGGGCGATACGACTCTATGTGCCTATTTTCTTCTGCACGATGCCCACGAGGCGTTCATAGGTGAATGGCCCAGACCGGCCGTTTTGTTTCTCGCCGATGCACTCTATCGCATGCACGACATTCCGATGCATTTCGTTCGTGATGCTGTCGAGGCCGTCAAGGCGCGGCTTGACCAGACGATTTATCGAAAGGCTGGCCTGCCACCTGTTGTTCCTTACGGTGTCAAAGAGATGGACGAGCGGATGCTTCGCGCCGAAACAGCGCTGCTCTTTGGCAATAACGGCCTGAAAAACTTGGCAGTCCGGGAGTTGCCAATGCCGAAGCTAACCGGCGCAATCAAACCTTGGGCGCCGATGAAGGCCGAGGAAGCATGGCTTGATCGCCTCTCCCGCTATCTGGGCATCGATTGCCGGGCGGCGGCATAATGTACAATCGTCATGAAATCATGGGCCGTCTTGGCGCCGATCCCGAGGTTCGTCGCTCCAACAATGGCGACGTCATTGTCACCATGCGCGTGGTCACCTCCGATTACTGGCGCGACAAGCAGACAGGCGAGCGCAAAGAAAAGGCCGAGTGGCATACGGTTGTGATCTTCAACCAGGCGCTGGCCAAGACTGCCGAACAATATCTGTCCAAGGGAAACATCGTTTTCGTCGCCGGCAAAAGCCGTACACGCAAGTGGGAAGATCAGCAGGGCAACACCCGCTATTCCACGGAACTCGTGCTGGAAAGCTTCGGTGGCGAATTGAAGCTCATGCCGCAGGGCAATGGCGGCGGGCGGGGCGCTTCCAGTCAGGACGATTATGGCGAGAAGAGTTCCCGCGACCAGTCGAGCCAGACCGCGAACCAACAGGGCGGTGGCTACAACCCAGCTTTGGATGACGAAATCCCCTTCGCGCCCGAATGGCGCGGATAACGGGCGAATTACGCCCTTCAACCAGCAGAGGAAACCATGCAACGCATCCGCGATTCCAACACCATCATTGGCCTTCTGGAAAATGGCGAACTGGCGCAGCGCCTGACCAACGAAATGATGGACACACTTGCCGCCTTGCAGGAACACACCGGCGGACGCCCAAAGGTCAAGGCCAAAGGTTCCGTTACGCTGAAGCTCAATATCGAAGTGGTTGACGGCACCGTCACCATTGAAGCGGAAACCAGTTCCAAGCGCCCGAAGCCGGTTCACGGTTCATCGTTCTATTGGCTTCTGGATGACGGCTCTCTTTCCACCCAGCACCCCAAGCAAATCGACATGTTCGGCGGTCCTCGCGATGCATCGCGCGGCATCACCGACGTCATCCACGGCTAAATCACTCCAACCAACAGGATCTATTATGTCCGAGAATACCGCAACTTCTGAACTTCTGCCGATTACTCCCAAGGGCTTTGATATTCGAGCCGCAGCCGAACTTGGCGCGCGCGCAGAAGGTGCCGAACTGGTCACTATCCAGACCAACGAGCAGATGGTAGGCCTGCCGAAATCAGTCCCGGCTTTATTGACGCGGGGTGAAGAGCCCGGCATCGAAAGCGTTTCCAAGCTGCTCGAAGAGCACCGTTTGCACCCGGTGCGCAAAAAGGGCACGGCCCACGCGCAGACGCTGGAATCGCTGATTGGTCTCTCCAATCGCCATAAGACCGAAAATTCCGTCGTGTTTGTCGATCTCAATTGGAAGAAGCCATCCATGACGACTGTCATCGACTATCACGAAGCCAAAAACGGCGGCATTGCTGACTTTCTATCCCATCGCATCCATTACGAGTTCCCGCTGTCCGAAGAGTGGAAAATCTGGCTCAGCAAGGATGGCGAGTTCATGGAGCAGGAGAAATTCGCCTACTTCCTTGAAGATCGTATTCCCGATCTGGCGTCACCGTCCGACGCTGATGTCGCCAGTATCCAACGTGATTTCTCCTGCACCGTCGCCAACCCCAACCAGTTGGTCGAGCTTTCACGCAAGATGCAGGTCAATGTGGAATCCAAGGTTAAGGTCAATCACACCCTGCAATCTGGTGAGCGCCAGCTGCAATGGGAAGAAAACCATGTTGGCGCAGATGGCAAGGCCATCACTGTGCCGGGCATGTTTATCCTGTCGATCCCGGTTTTCTTCATGGGTGACAAGGTGCGCATCCCGGTTCGCCTGCGCTATCGTGTCAGCGGCGGCAGTGTCTATTGGTGTTATCAGATTTACCGCCCTGACCAGATCATTACCGAGCATCTGGAGCAGTCGGTCACCGACATTAAAAAGGCAACCGAACTGCCATGCTTCGCGGGCAAGCCGGAGGGTTCGGCGTGACTGCGGTTTCATTCGCCATAGAAAGGGGAGCTTTGCTCCCCGCCCTTGCGGCGGTTAATCGCGCCGTTGAAAAGCGCAACACGATCCCGATTCTCGGTAACGTGTTGCTTAAGGTCGAGGACGGCCACCTGTGCGTCACCGGCACGAACCTTGATATCGAGGTCCAGGCGGTCGCAAAGCAGGAAGGCTTGCCCAACATCGCGCCATTCACCGTGCAATCGGGCTTGCTGCACGATGCCGTCAAGAAATTCACCGATGGCAGCAAGGTCGAATTTGAAGGCGACCAGACCCATGTAAATATCAAGTCCGGACGCTCGCGCTTTCGTTTGCAGGTGCTGCCGGCTTCGGACTTCCCAGAAATGGCAGTGGATGATTTCACCCACGAGTTTTCCATCGCAGGTAGCACGCTCGCACGTGTCCTTGCCACGGTCGGCTTCGCAATCTCGACCGAGGAAACGCGCTATTATCTCAATGGCGTGTTCATGCACCGCGACGGGGAATATCTGGCGTTCGTTGCGACGGATGGCCACCGGCTCGCGCTCATGAAACTGGATGCCCCGGCGGGAAGCGACGGCGTTCCCGGCATCATCATTCCGCGCCGCACCGTTGCCTTGCTTCAGCACTTCGCTGAAGGTGATGAGGATATCGTTCTTAAACTGTCCGAACGCAAGATGCGCATCGTCCTGCCGGATGGCACTGCCATCACATCAAAGCTGATTGACGGCACCTATCCAGACTATCAGCGCGTGATTCCGACGAGCAACGACAAATCCTACACCGTTGACCGCGCCGGACTTGCGGACGCCATCAATCGGGTCAGCACGGTTTCGAGCGAGCGCGGGCGCGCCGTGAAATTCAGCTTCGGCCAGTCCGAATTGAAAATGGAAGTCAACAATCCCGACAGCGGTCAGGCCGAGGACAGCATTGTTATAAGCGAAGGTCACGACGATGAAGTGACCATCGGATTCAATCACAAGTACTGCCTCGACGTTCTGGGCGCCGTGTCTGCCAAGGAAATGCGGTTCGAACTCAGCGACCCAGGCGCGCCCTGTAAGGTTTCGCCCGCCGGGGCCGAGGATGACAACGTGCCGCCGCTTTTCGTCATCATGCCGATGCGGGTTTAGGGGGCCATTATGAAGTTCATTCTTCCAGAAGATCTACCTCAGCTGGCGCTGTCGGTTCGCCAGCCTTGGGTTCACTGTATTTTTCATCTTGGAAAGCCGGTCGAAAATCGCACCTGGAACACACGCATTCGCGGGACCGTTTGCATCCACGCCTCCAAGGGAATGACGCAGGGCGAATATGAAGACTGCCGGTCCTTGGCCTATCAAATAGGCCGGAAGGATGACGCAACCCGCGAATTGCTGCATAAGCATCCCGTGCCAGCGCTTCGCTCGATTCCGCGCGGCTTAATCGTTGGCACTGTTGATATCGTGGACGTCGTTCGCCGCTCAAACGATCCGTGGTTTTTCGGTCCCTATGGCTTCGTGCTGGGAAATCCGCGCCTGTTGGAAAAGCCAATTCCCTGCATCGGAGCGTTAGGGTTCTTCGATTGGCGCCAGAAACGATCAACGGGGGTCGCGCGATGAGTCCGTCACAAACTCAGATATGGGTCGAACACGAGAACCCCAACGACTGGTCGGTAGATACCGGCGGCAGCAACACCTATACGTTCATAGGCCCAGAGGACGGCCATCCAGTTGCGGCCGTCATTGTACCGCGTGCCTTCGGCGCGGATCACATACTGGATAGGTATGTCGAGCGCATTCTGACCTCATGTAATTCACACGATACGCTTTTGAGAGCGCTGCAAAGTGCAAGAGCGGTTATTCAAGAGGACAGGGACGAAGTCCATGCAAGCGTCACCGTAGGTGGCGACTCTTCGACGATCGCCGATATTGATCAGCCATCCATTGATAGGTTGGACGCCGTGCTTTCAGAGATCGACGCGGCCCTTTCTCAAGGGGAGCTAAGCGCTCATGGTTGATCGATCCCGAAAAATCAGACCGGGCAGTCGGCTGCAAAACCGTGAAACGAAACACCCTGCACGTGTGATGACGATTGCCGAGGGGTGGGCCATGGTACGCCCAACGAGCGCACAGCCCATCCTTGTCAACATGCGTGAGATACTTCTGAAATATGAGGTGACGAAATGGTAGCGATAGGCGAACCTGCCCGTATCATATACACCAATTATCGCGGCGAAACTGCCGAGCGCGCCATCACGCCAAAGCGGGTTTGGTATGGCATCAGTGATTGGCATCCGAGGCCACAATGGTTTTTGACGGCCTTCGACCACGACAAGAATGCCGATCGTGACTTTGCCCTCATTGACTTCGGCCATCCGCAGCCGTCTGCAGCGCCACACCCGTTGGATGATGACGCCAACCCGCTCGCATCAAATCCCGTTGATGACAAGATCGCACCGGATACTGACGGCAACGCGCCTGCCGCTACGGATACGGGACTGGTGACGGTGTTGCCGCTTGAGTGGCGAAAGTATCGGAATGGTGATGCCGAAGCAGTGACGCCGTTTGGAGAAATTTACACGGCCTATGTGAACGGATACTGGCGCGTTACCCGTAATGGCAAAGCGGGAAAGTTCATCAAGGCAACCGGCGGCGATGACGTAGAGGCGGCGAAGTCAGGCGCACAGGCCGATGTCGATGCCAATGTTCTCTCGCTCGTCCGCTCGCTGGCTGAGGAGCTATTGGCGTCGGAAACCGAGCTAAAGCAGCATTGGAAAGATGAAGCCGAACGCTTCCGTATCGAATTTGAGAAAGTGGCCTATGACTGGCGGCTGTCGAAGGTCCGCGTCGAAGCCATCGAAGCCAAGCTCGTGGCTGCTGAAGAAGTCGCGCAACTCGTCATTCAGGCCGAAGAAGACAAAAGCGGCGATCCGAACTTCTACATTCTGTTGATGCAGACGGCTTACGACAAAGCCCGCACCGTGCTGGGAGGGGAAGGGAGGCCTGAAGATGAATCTCAAGATTGAGAGTGTCTCCGACGATACGCCGCTCCGACTCGAACATGCTGTTCGCCTTGCATTCCCCGATGGCAGCATGAAAGCTGCTGGGCTTCGGAAGGAACGCGATGCTGGACGATTGCAAACAGAACTGATCGCAGGCAAAGAGTATGTAACGCTAGCTGCTATCAGGGAGATGCGGGAATTATGTCGCGGACGTCGAAAGGAGCGCGCCTCGTCTGGCGCGACGAGAGCCGCAAAAGCGATGGCTCTCTCAGAAACCGCGCCGGGTGGTTCATCCGCGATGGGCAAAAATTCATCAGCGTTGGCGGCGGCGAGACAAGCCGCAAGCGCGCTGAAATCGCGCTCGCAGCATACATCAACGAAAAATACCAGCCCGCGCGGGAAAGGGGACGTGACCCCGATCAAATCCTGATTGCAGATGTCGTCAATGTTTATTTGACCGACGTGGCAACCAAGCATGCCCGTCCCGGCGAGACTGCGGCACGGATCGAAACCATCTTGGATTTCTTTGGCGAAAAGATGCTGGGCGAGGTCAACGGAAAATTGTGCCGTGACTTTATCGCTCAGTCCTCGACCGAAGCGGCCGCACGGCGACAACTCGAAGATTTGCGCTCGGCTATCAATTACTACCACAAGGAGGGCTACGCGACCTCCGCTCCGAAAATCACACTTCCTGATAAAGCCCAACGACGAGAACGATGGCTTACCCGTTCCGAAGCAGCGAAATTAATCTGGGCTGCATGGCGGATGTCGCAACGCGCGCCCTCGGGCGACGGCAGTCTTCGCCGTACCGGCAGGCACCTTGCCCGGTTCATGCTGGTTGCGCTTTATACAGGCACCCGCTCGGCGGCAATTTGTGGGGCAGCAATCCGACCGACAGAAGGCCAAGGTTATGTCGATCTGGAGCGCGGCGTGTTTTATCGCCGTGCAGAAGGCGCGAAGGAAACCAAAAAACGGCAACCGCCAGTGCGGCTACCTGATCGGCTCTTGGCGCATTTGAGACGTTGGGCCACCACGGAACTGGAAATTCATACGAAGGGCCGCGCCAAGAGCAAAAATATCGGGCGGAAAATCTCTCAGGACTTTGTCGTTGAATGGAACGGAAAACCGGTCAATTCAATCAAAAAAGGCTTTCGCAGTGCTCGCAAGATTGCGGGGCTCGGGGAGGATGTTACCCCGCACATCTTCCGCCACACAGCTGCGACATGGCTGATGATGGCCGGAACAGATGTATGGCAGTCAGCAGGCTTTTTGGGGATGACAGTTGAAACGTTGGTTCAAACTTACGGACATCACCATCCCGATTTCCAGATTGATGCAGCCGAAAAGATAACGGCGAAGCATGGTGCTGCGCGTCGACCAAAAAACGTTGTGAGCATCAACGATGCACAGACAGGGAACAAGGCGGGTTCTCCCCACAGTTTCCCCACAGATAAAACGGAAATAAGGGTGAACAAGCGCGGTTAA